AGGTTCTACACTAACGGAAGTCTCCGCGAAAACACTCACTACGCACATCAGCAGTGCGACCATCATGAAAACGAATCTTTTCATCTTACTAAGGTTTTAGATTAAACAAAAAATGCCCATAAGCGCATCCCAACTTAATGGAACACGCTCATGGGCGTAACTACTATTTCACACACAAAACTACTCATTTACCATCCTTTTTCAGCGAAGATAAACAAGTTAAAAACGAACAAAGAATAAAAGGTTTCAAATCGACTGACAGCTCTTGTCAGCAAGTCAGTAGAAAACGGGTAGAAACAGACAGCTAGTACCCTTGTTTCTACCTATTTTCTACTATGACCTGAACATATAGCATAATACCTTGATTTTATGGAATTGCGCAAGTTCCGGCAGAACTTAGGTCTTCCGGACTGACCGTCAGCTTCCTGAATGAATCGGGAGATACGGAGAAATGGGAGTTCAGAGGTGGTTCCTGGGGAGCCGGCAGTTTCTCGCAGGTCGGAGCTGAAAAACTTAAAGAGACAGAAAATGATATAAGTTTCCTGCAGAAACAATCAGGTTTAGTTTTTTTTAATGAAGGTAAGTCGCCAATATCAAAGGAAATATTCACGATTGTAGGAAAAGTGTATGAAGTGTCCGAAAATAAGGTTGTGTTGTCTGATAATGGAAATGTAAATTCAGCACTTCCAATAAAAGTGAAAAAAGGATGGAAGTTTTATACAACAAAAACAAATTCTGTATCTCATAGATTTTATCTTGTTGATAATGAGTATAATCTTATATCAGATTCTCCTTATAAAATTACGCAGGATGGTTATCTTTTATTGTCTCTTTGGAATGGATATGATACAGAAGATTACATATTCAGCGATGATAATTTTAGATTAAGGCAAGAAGTCAAATTATCAAATATGGATAATTTACTGACGAAGAAAGGTTATTATGGGAAAGATGGTAATCTTGTACAAAGCAGTGGAACACTGGTATGCTCTGAACTGACTCAAGTAAAAGAAGGAGATGAATTTTTTATTGATGCTCAGATTACATCATGGTATTTAATTACTAAATATGATGAAAACGGGGATTTTATTTCAAACAGTACAGGTAGTCTGAAATATGCGAATAAAAAATATACAGTCGAAAGTGGAGTTGGCTATATAGGGTTCAGTGCTAATATATCAGGCTATTCTTACGAATACCCAATAATCTGCAAAATAACAGATGAGAACAGAGATTATATTGAAACCCTTATCCCTAAAGAAATTGTAAGAACAGAAGAATTTTTGAGTATCAGTGAGAATTGGATTGTCGGATATAATATGGGACAGAATGTTATTGATACCCTGCAAATCAATCGTGATGATGATATATCGTTTCCTTTTGATTGCAATGTAGGGGAGACAACTATTTCTGGACGTAATTCTTTTTCAGTTAAGAATAAATATCATGTGTTTGACAAAAAGAAAATATTGGCCTTATTCGATATTGAACTTTTATCGTATGATGTCAATTTGGAAAATGATATTATTTCTAATTCTGATTTTAGTATTAGAGTGGGAGAAAGAAGATGGGTTTATCTATATAAAAACTTTACAGACCAGGATAATTCAAGTCAAGTTAGTTTCAATTTGGGGAATAAGGCACAACATTTTGTTGTACACGGTATAAAAGTGTTTAATCTTTCCAAGTTGTCTTTTGATTTTGAAAGGGATTCTCAAACGGCGATTGGTGATTCAATATCATTTATGTCAACAAGCTATGCACACAAATTAAATGAGTTCTTTGGTTCTGTTTATAATGATTTGGCAAGGAGTGGATATACATTGCAGCAATTATCAACTGATGAATGGTTAGAGCAATTAGCAGATAATATTACATTCGCAACAATATCGGGAGGAACAAATGATGAAAGTATTATACAAGTTGATGATTCATTGGATTTTTTTGAGGATGTTATGAATAATATTGATGCACGAACAAAAAAAGATGGTGAAGATATTACTCCTCAAATATGTTGTATAAATCGAATGATAGATGCCATATACACAAAAAATAAATATGCAAAAATCATATTGATAACACCTTATCCTTCAAGCTCAGAAGAAAGAAACAAAAGAATTTTCCAAATATCGTATATAATGAAAGCGATTGGCACTTTTAGGGGTATTCAAGTAATAGATTCAAGCCAAATATTACCTGTAAACATAAACAGTTACCCGATGTACGCAAATGATGGAACCCATTGTAATCAGGAGTGTCATGTAATATGGTTTTATAGGATTTTAACCAGCCTTTCACTCAATAAATTATACTATTTTTAGGCTCTAAATAATACTTTCTGAAAACAAAACTAAATTAGACCTCATTAAAAAATAATATTAATTGAAGATAAAAAAGGAAGGGAGACTCCTTGAATCTCCCTTCAACTTCAGGCTTTGAGGTATTTTCTTATGACTCTCATTGCTGAAAGCCATCCCATCCACTATAGTTCCACTGGTATTGTCCATCCAAATATAATTGCCAGTGCAAGGAAAAAATCTAATGTGTCAAGCAAGAAGTTCACAACTTTTTTAACGTTTGGTTGAGCGAAAAAACGCTCAACCTATAAAAACAAATTTCTCATATTATACTATTTTTAAAAGGTTAAGATTTGGGCTGATTTAAAGTCTCTTGCCCGTTAGGACTTTGTAAGGAAAGCATTGCAAATATAGCAAAAGCTACATAAAATAGCCGTATCATTTTATAATAGTAGCATTTATTCAAAGAAACTTACAACTGAATTGTGTTTTCATTGACACAAAATTCTGGACAGTGCCTATAAAAAGTATATTTCGCAAAGGATACAAGTGCAATAAGACCGGAGATATTTTACCTCCGGTGTTTATTACACTACCACCATTTTACAAATTGGAGGTCTTCTCATCTTTCACATATTTCTGCCAATCTATGTTCAATAATAGTTGAAACTCTACGCATTCCATCTTCAGTATTGAAATGTATTCCATCACTAAAATACACATCTTTAGAACTTGTGATTAAAGGTGTCATACATATTTCTTCTGATAAATCTAATGTAGGTATGTTATATCTTTTGCACACTTCTTTTATTGCGACTCTATATTGTTCCATTGTTAAACCTAATGAGTTTGGGGTAGTCACGTCCATTGTATGAGGAAGAATAAACAATAGCATAACTTTGGGATTATTTGTCAAAAGTGTTTTGATAATGTAATATATAGCACCTTTAATTGTTGTGCATTCTTCGGGGGTTTCAGGCTTGTCTGTATCCTCTCCCAAAGGACTGGGCCCATTAGGATAGTAATAATCGTTTGTTAATCCAAAAATAGTTACAATAGTAGCTTGTGGGTCTAATTGACCTAATCTTTCTACGAATGAATCTGTTCTATCTTCCTTTTTACATATAGTCGTACTACTTGCTCCATATCCTAACGTGCATAGATTTTGATATTTATTAGCAATAAATTCAAAATATCTTATGCTTTTAGCTGTGTTCCCTTGCGTCAAGGAATCTCCTAACGCATCCCAAATCTGATTTTCCAGATTCGCAAATAAATATTTGTCATGTTCAAGTTCTGATGCAAATTGTGTCAAGCTAATACTTTTATTTTCTTCCAATATCTGTACTCGTGGATTTGCTATAAGATTTTGCCTGTCAACTGATGTTGCAAACTCTACAGAACCCTCAGGCACTAAAATTTCTGTGTAATATGGATAATCTTGTTTCGTTATATTAACCTTCTGAAGAATGCCTCCATTAGAATCATAAAAGAATGAAAAAGCTCCCGGACCACAAATTTGTCTAACCCTTAATGTCTTGCTCACATAATTAGTTACATTATACTTATTAATCAAGTAGGTACCCATAGATTTCAAGGCGTTATTAGCGTCCAAATATTGCCCTAATATAGTTTCCTTAATCGGCAGTTCAATTATTCGTGTTCTGAGAATAGAAGATGAGCTACCACCACCTTCTCCTACTTGTTGCTCTAACTTCTCAACTCTATCAGATATTTCTTTTGTTATAAGTTTAACTCCTTCTTTAACTTTTACAGAGTACTCAGCTGTTGTTTTTCTTGATATTAATAGCTTATCTTTAAAAGATAATTCTTTTGTTATTGTTTCTCCTGCTTGTTTCCATTCTTCTTTAATTTTTCCATTATTAGCAACTAATGCACAATATGCGTTGTTTGTATCTACTTTTATTGATACAGTAACGCTTTCATATCCATTGTTTATGTACTCTGTTCTTCTCCACTGACTACTTGATACAGAATTAGATTTTTTCATAATTTGTCCATAGTACCCATACTCCCATTGTAGGTCAGAAAGTTCTAAATCTGTGTCTACATCATTTGATGTAAATAAATAATCCGTTCTATTATTATCTAATTCGGTATAAACCCCACTATAATAGTCGCCATCTTCCGTATCATTCTTATAAAATTCGGTACTAAATTTGTATGAATAAGCATTTTGGGGTACTAATACTTTAGAAAATGCATTTGATACAATGTTGTTCAGAGTATTTCCATAATAATTAATTTCTGAAATCTTATCCCCTCCTATAGTATAAAACATAAGCCTTCCTGCACCGCCTAAAGCTGTCACAAACAATTCTTTTTCTCCTTTTAATATGTAGTCTTGCCTAATATAGATACTACTAGGATTTATAGAACCGTCCGAGTTATAATATTCGCCTTCTACTATTCCTTCTGTAATTTTATTATATGTTTTAACATACACATCATTATCCATATTTGATTTTAGCTCTTTAATTTTCCCAGCTCCCACCTGCGAAAACCCACCAACCTCCCAGGAACCGCCACCGAACTCCCATTTCTCTGTGTTTCCCGACTCATTAAGGAAGCTGACGGTGAGCCCGGAAGACCTAAGTTCTGCCGGAACTTGCACAATCGCTGTCTCAAGGGTGTATTTATTCCCGCCCGAAATACCACTTGTCGGATAGAAAGAAGATACATTAAATTCGCATGTACCTAATTTCATACTTTCAACAATATCCTCCAGCATTCCCCCAACACGTTCCGTATTGTTTGCACCGTCCTCAACTTCATTTTTGATTACAAGAGCTTGCTGCTTTAAAGATTCAAAATCCTTTGCCATATCCTAATCTCCTAAAATTCTAAATACAGTTCTGTTTGCTTTGATTTTTCCATTTCCCTTGTAAAGTGGGTATTCTTCCTTCCTGTCATCGAGAAACATTACACACTCCTTCAGATAGCGGTCAGCGATGGAAAACGCATCGTTATAGGCCATCACCTTCTCTTTGATGTCCGGACGGCTGCTGTATTCATCCTCCTTCTGCATAAGTCCGTATCTAGTCACATTCAAATCACCGTTCTTCACGATCCGTGCATAGGTATAATATGCCAACGCCGTTTTAATACCCATGAATATCTTTTTCTCTCCACACTTGTCCTCGTACGTTCCACCATCAAGAAGAAGCGCGTACTTCTCCGGATGTTCCCTCACATCCAGATAAAATGCATCACCAAGAGCTGACTTTATATCAATACTCTCCGATTCACGTATATACGTATCTATCTTATCTTCATCCACATGTACGGACATGCTACGTGACAAATCTGCGACCTCAAGCGTTGTTATCAGATACTGCTGCATTTCTTATATACTTTAATGGTTGTACACTAAAATCCATTGACGGGTTTGCCACCTCATACCAGTTGCGGAAAATACGGTCAAACGTGCGCTCTATTAAACGCTGTTGCTTGCTGACAATAGAATTATAGTATTCAAAGGCATCTTCCAAAATATCGCCGGAAAAGCCCACTTTCCCGATACGAATACAATACCACGGCTCCTGACCATAGGCGGAATAAATGCGCTCCACCACACTTGCATCCGTAACGGTAAATTCCTTATCATAGTTCTGTGTGGTGAACGGGATAAATTCAGGCTTTTCCTCGTCATTTTCAAGCGTTACCTCTATAAGTTTCAGAGAATTCGTATCACCCTGAAGCTTGACAAGGCTATCAGAGAAACCATCATCCTCCGGAATCTTTATTTCATTACCTTTTTCATCGTATCTGACAATATCCGAGCCTTTCTTAGTGACAACCATACCGGACGGAAGAAAATTATTGCGCACATTCCTGAATTTCACATTGGAAAGCCCTTCATCCGTGCTCATCTCAGTAATGACACGGTCAGATTTACCTACCGGATAAGTCTGTTTTCCGGCCATGGATACCCATAGAACCTGCCCCTTGTAGTATTCTATCCCGCCAGCAGCTTCAATCTGTGCTAGAACAACAGATTTCACCGGATTGAACACGTCTATGAAGTCAATATTTTCTTTCGATACACGTATCTTCTTTCCTTTCCTGGTTTTCGTGCCGCTCCAGTCAGGATGAACGGCAATCTTAGCCACATATCCGTTATCATCCTCTTCCACCAGGCGGCAATTTTCAAATGGGATATGCTGAATTTCCACAATCTGGCCCAAAATGTTGTAATTTACATGAATGGCAATTCCATTGAAGTAAGCCATATCCCGGCAAACAAGAGAATGTATGTCATCAGCCGTATCTCCCTTCCGGTTTACAACATACTCCGAAAAAGAAACCTCACGGAATCCGTTACCTTCAATGAAATCCGCGAAACGGTCAGCACATTCACTTCCGGTAGAACTCGCTGCAATGATATTTCTTACCGTCTGCGGATAGAGGTTGTCATCCCCGTAAGACTGTATTCCAAGCTGCTGCAAATAGCGTATATCTACCCTTACACTGCTCTTCTTTCTAAGTTCCTTTACTTTCATAATTCCGTGAGGTTTTAATTTATTCAGCGCCTTCTACCGCTTCTCCTTCTTCATCATTCTGTTCACCGGTAGATTCATGATCATCACCATTCTCACTGCCTTCTTCACTTCCTTCCGGATTCTCCTGCATATCAGCAAATACTTCCAGAGCCTTGTTTACGTGAGCTGTCAGGACTTTTTTTGTAATATTCTTTCCGGAGATTTTATAACCCTTGAACTCTTCCTGAATTGACTTGCTTGAAACTCCATCCTTCATAGCTTCCACCATGAGAGAGACAAGCTCGTCATTAATCACCACATTTCCGTCCTTTCTGGACTTTACTCGTTCCTCCCAGTCATCGGGTTTCTTTGAGAAATACTTAATGTTGTCCGGGTATTTCGCCAGATACTTCTCTGCAGCTTCATCAGTAAGATTGGCATTCGTATACATTTCGCTACTGCCAAATCCCATCTGCAGGAGAACACCGTTCTTCAAGCCGTATTCTGATTTTTCTTTCATCTTTCCGTTCTTGTTAAGGTAAACACTCATTTCTATCACCGCATCATGATAGCAGTCGCTACAAGATGTGCGGATAAACTTCTTATCAAGGACAAGCGCATAAAGATTTTCAATCTCTGCCTTGTCAGAAGAAGAGAGGGAAGCAATGCTTCCCAACTCCTTCAACCTATTAACCACATCAATCACTTCCATATCAAGCTGCTGGAGATGTCAACGTATCGATGGCCGTCTTGGTAGTCTCGTAGTCTGTCTTGTAAAGGAACAAAGCAGATTTTGGCACTTTTGTTTCCTGCAGGGATACTGACCAGCCACCATCGGTTTCTTCCGAATATTTGTCGTTGCTAATTTCGGCAGCCTTCAAGCCTTGGTAATAACCATAAATCTGGAATGCAGAATCACCCGGATTCTCTTCCTTCTGCAAGTTCTTCGCCTTGTTCTCCAGGATTACCACATATTCACCGTTTGCCAGCCCGTCAATAATGTCCGCACACACGTCTGGGTCATTGGCAAGAATCACCATATTCACCGTATTGGTAAACGTATTCTGATACGTACCGACAGCAAGTGCCGTGTTCGTCCCGGTAAACGGAGTGCTTCCAGGCACAATAACCTTATAGGCTTTCTTGCCTTCCTTCAAGGCCAGCGTTTCAATCACATTCTTACGCGTTGCATTGAATGCTACTGTAGCGAAATCTATGTCCTTCCGGTTCATGATAACGCCTTCCTGCTCTACTCCAGGAACGAGCGGGTCATCGCAGCTTGCCACGATGTCCCTTTTTATTGCATAGTCACAGATTCCTGACATAACTCCTCCTTTTCGTTAATAAGCCAACTGGAACAAATCATCCTGACCAATTTGTGTTCCCATCTTACCCGTGGAATACAGATAGTTCATACGGTCTTTTTTATCAAACCAAATATCCAGTTCTGAAATCAGGTCATTAGCTGGAGTTCCGACCAACATTTCACGAGGAGAACCAAACACAGCACGGTGAGGAAGATTAAGTTTCGTTCCGTCATTCTGGTATTTCATAATCATTCTATCCCACACCGGAATCTGGTATACAGGAACACCATTGTACTCTGTCATTTTCATTCCTCCAAATACCTGCTCCCATGTAAGGATTTCCTTATATTCACGCTTCAAGTCTTTTGTCAATGCATCTGCAAGCGTCTTAGTACAGAAGATACCAGCACCTGGCAAACCTGCGATTCGGGCATCTGCATTTTCAAGCATCGCATCGAAGGTTCCGATTGCTACTCCAGACTCCTTCAACTTGCTAAACTGTTCGGCCATCGTCGCTTCACCATTAGCTGCAATAGCTGTTTTTTGACCAGCACTGGCAGTTCCAACAGCAAAAAGTCGTTTCCACAAACCGTCTGTCGTTTTAAACAATTCCACATCAGTTCCTGTAGACAAGACTCCAGAGTTAGAATGAAGTTTTGCATCCTTATCTGAGAACCATACAAATCGCCACATCATGCTCATCATCGCATCTTTCAATGCTGGATAAACAATATCATCCATATATTCAGTCGAAGTCAAATCGCCAATTTCAGTCCCTGTTTTCAGACAATATTCAGCAATAGTATTAATCAGTTCTGTATAACACCACTTCAAAGGAACTTGCCAATCACCAATTGACCATTCTTTTTCCAGGAATTGAATGGTTGCACTTTTATAGCTTGGATTACAACCAGAGCCAGCCCAACCGACATCACTCATTGCACCACGATAACCAATTTTTTCACCATTCTTAGCGTTCTGTACAAGAGTGAAGAAGCGCTCCAGTTCAGGGTCGGTAAAAATCTCTGCAATAATCAAATCTTTCAAATCTCTAATTGCACCATTATCAGGTGTCAGATTGCTTAACTGTTCCCACGTCATTTGTTACCTCCTTTTCTTTCTTCTTTGATTTTCTCCAATTTCTGTCCAATCTTGCTCACTTTCTTTGTCTCAGTCTTTTTACCGATAGTAGTAGTACGTCCTGCAGGAGTGTACTTGCTTGCGGCCGCTTTAGTCAGTTTTTCAATTCCTCCAGCTTTAGCCACTGCATCCAGAATTCTGACATCATCCTCTGTCTTGGCGTTGGCTGTCAAGTCAGAAACCTGCTGTTCCAATTCTGCGATACGTGCCTCCAATGCTGCTGTATCATCATTTCCACTTTCAGCTTCACGGATTTCGGTAATTACGCCGTCAGTCACTACGATAGTCTTCCCGTCTGGCATTACGTGTTCCCCATCCGGGCTTGCCGCGTCACCTACTTGCGGTTCACCTTCTTCACGCTCTACTGTCAATGTGTCGCCACCTGCAGTTGTAAGCTCCAACGCTACCGCAGGAACATCTTCGATTTTTGCATAGCCTAACTTGGCCAGCATACGGTCAAGCAATGACTTGCTTACCGTAACTTCATTTTCTTTTTTTCCCATAAATTTATTGTTAGATACTACTTTAGCTGACTTCGGCATAATTACCTCACTCACAAATCCAAGTTGCTTGGCTACCTCACCACCAAACCATGTTTCTTTAGCCATTTGTTCCTCTATCACCGCACGATCAACCCCACAGCGCTCAACATAGATTGAAATCATACGTTCACGCTCTGCTTCCAGCCCAGCTTTTAAGGATTCAAGCGCTGAAATATCAAGAGAACCTTCTACACCAGGACAATAAGGTGAATGAATAAGAATCTTTGCGTGCGGATACATCTTTCTGCGCTCGATAGGAGCTGCCAAAAGAATTACTGTCGCCATTGAAGCACATCTTCCTACTACAGTAGCAGAAATTTCCTTCCCAGTAGCCCTTAAAGCATCATATATCGCATATCCTTCAGCCACATCGCCACCGCACGAGTGTAATTCAATATCAATGTGATTGTCATCCGGAGCAATCCATCCAAGAAAATCCTGTACATCAGAGAAGGACATACCATCAACGCCAGTCAGATACCAGTTTTCCATTTTTTCGGTATCAGCTACAATGTCTTTGTTGATAAATAATTTCGCCATATCTCGTAATTGTTTGAAACAAAGGTAGTGAACGCGATATGGCTATAAGAATTTTTGAAAGGAATAGCACTGACACGCCTTGTCAGTCGATTTTTCAAACAAAAAGAGGTGAGCCGCTGCCCACCTCAAACAATTACATATCCACTTCCGTGGAAAACTTCTTTACAACCCTGTATATCGTCCTCTCATCCACGCTGTATTCGTCCGAAAGGTACTGCAATACGTAGGTTTTCTTATGCCCTTCTTTCATCAGACGGCTGTATTCCTTGTAAAGTTCAAGGTATCTCACGTCCGACGGCTGTACCGGGAGCGTCTGCAACTGCTCCATCACTCCCTTATGTGTGTTTAGAAATTCATACACGTTCATACATTACCAAGATTCTCCAATACTTTTACACGGTTACTCACACTGGTTATCTCTTCAACCGAAACAACCGGACGCATAGACTGAACTCCCTTGGCGACAGCTCTGGCCAGCATGTCCTCTCCGAGAGCCTGACTACTTGTCTGTGTTACGTTGATAGGAACTCCCCCTCCCATCTGATTGAATGATGAGAGCAAAGGAGCAAACATCGAGGTGGCTCTGGCCGTCATCACCGACTCACCGTTACTAAGCTGTGCAGGTATGCTGTCGCTTGTTCCGGTGCCTGGCCCGGTGACTAAACCACCTGTTGCAAATTTAGCACTTTTTACCGTTTTTGTAGCTACAGCAATATTAGAAAGTATCGTTGCTACTGTCGTTGCGATGGCTGCCAAGTTAGCCGGGAACGGGACAGACTGAGCCTGCGCTATACCTGCAGCCAGAGCCTTTCCGGTATTGATGGCAATCTCAGCAAGAGCGAGTGTCTTTGAGAGTATGGCGAAAGTCTTATTATTTTCACCCAATGTTTCAAAGGCGGATGACAGGCCTGATGTTATTGTCTCTATTGCCTGGAATTTTACCTGCTCTATCTCAACCTCCTTGTCTGCAATGGCCTTCTTCGCATCGATATATTCCTGATTAGCCTGAAGCTTACGGTTAAGGAACTCCTGTTCACTCTCCCCTTCCTGCTGCTGTATGCTGTTCAACAGTTCTAATTTCTGTGAAGCCTGTTCCTGAAGTATTTCCAGTTCACTTGCACCGGACTGCTGGAGCTGCATGATTTCATTCTCCATTCTCAGTCTGACGGCTTCCTGCTGCTTTTCCGATATTTCCTGCTCACGCTGTAATATCAGATCGTCCATCTGCTTGTCATACTTGTCCACAATGGCAAGCTTCATCTGCTCGGTCAGTTCCTTGTCAGCAAGCTCGGCATCACGCTGGGAAAGTAGCTGCTGCATCCTCAACTGATATTCCTGCTCACTACCTTTCTTTACTGCTTCAAGCTGTAAGGAGATAAGCTTGGTACGGTTGTCTATCTCTTTCTGTAACTCCTCCTCAGACAGCTTTTGCAACTCAGCAGCCTTCTGCTGTTCCAGAGCTTTTATCTGGTCGTTGATAGCCTGGCGGGCCTTTACTGTAAGGTCTGTCTCTGTTTTCAGCCTCGTACGCAAATCCTCAATCTGACGATTATACTGTAAGGTTATCTCCTTACTTTGTTTATCACGCCCATCTTTCACAAGAGCCAGCATGGCATCCTCTGCCGCTCTTACCGCTTCCAATTCTTTCTGCTTTGCAGCAATAGCCGCATCCGATTTTTCCTTTTCAGCCGACTTTATTTCGTTTGCCAAAGACACCTCACGACCAAGCAATTCACCCCTTTTATCCTGATACTCAGTCAACGCATTATACATCTCCACCTCAGCCTGAGCAATAGCATCATTAGTTTCCTTAGTGTTCTCAGCCATCGCATTCTGCTGTACCATCAGTTCATATCTTCTCTTGGCCAGTTCGTAGTTCTTCTTGCTGGCTTCCTCCTCCAGTCTGTTAGCTTCCCTGATAGCTTCCATACGTTCCTTTGCAGACACATTCAGTTCATCGTCAGCCTTTGCCTTCAAAGTAGCTATCTGAAGAGCATTCTTTGCATTCTGCACCTGAAGGTTTCGTGTATCCCTGTCTATTGCCGCCTGCTCCTTTGCCATAGCAATGTATCTCTCATTCTCCTTGTTCACCTCTGCCACATATTTACCAAGTACCGGAAGTTTTTCAAGCTGCTTGGTAATCCATCCCATCATCTTACCACCAGCTTCTACAACAGAAAGTATTCCACTTGCCACAATCTGAAGCACTTTACCCACGGCATCCAAAGCCATTTTCAATGGAGCAAGAACAGCATTCCATCGGCTTGTATTTTCCTCACTCGATTTAATACCTTTAGCTACAGCCATAATCACCACGGAAATCGCAGTAAGAATAGCTACAATCGGATTGGCCAACAATGCAAGAAGTGTCTTTGAGAAATTCTTCACGGCAGCACCTGCAGCCACAGCACCTGCCTTCACACTTCCCATCTCATCCTGAGTCTGTATTAATGTTCCAATAAACGGGATATTGCTTGAAACCGCACTCTTAATCGCTTCCTCATAGTTACCCACATTCCGGTAATACCTCTGCGTTTCCTCCTCTCCACCTTTCAAAGCATCCGTAACCTCGTTTATCTTATTTTTCAGTTCCTCACCACTGGCACCCTTTCTTTCAGCTTCCGACAGAGCATCATATTCAGCCGTCAAATTAGACAGCTCAGCGCGTAATGCTTTCAGGCTCCCCTCCTGCTCTTTCTCCTGCTTAATCTGATTCTGTACAGTCTTGTTGATGATACGTATCGCATCATTATAATCTGCAATGGCAATCTTTGACGCAGCAATCTCCTCGTTATACTGCTGACGGGATATTTCCCCATCCTTCAACTGCTTTTTCAGGTTCTTTTCTGCATCCCTGGCCGCATCAATCTTTGTCTGGTATTCCGCTATCGCCTTTACAGCTTCATTGTAATTCACCTTGATGTCAAGGATTTTCTCCACCTTATCTGCCATAACACTATATTTTTAGCAATTCAACTTCACATATATTATTCTCCTTGGTTTTCACATTCACAATCGCAAAATATGAACCGTATTGTCGAATATATACAGGTTTAAGCAAGTCAAGTACGGCCAATTCCGGAGCAGATAAAAGAACAAGCTCCTTTATAACCTTTGGTTGTCTGACCACTTCCTGATACGATGCATAATGCTGTCTTATCAACTCCTCCCATCTTAACGGATAGAAAACACCTGAACGAGTCTCAGAATCATATAAAACGATTCGTGGATTCATCCCACTATCATATTCCAGCTCTCCATCATCATTATACGAATACAACGGGATACTTGCCACACCTCCCAACGTATCACAAGCAGAAAAAGGAAGTGAGGCAGCATCTCTTTCATAATCTAACGCCCTATTCTCAACTGCTATAAACGAATCATAATTCTCAGTAACATTATCATCTTCCTTATAGCGGAACCAGTTTTTCTGGGTGAAGTCATTCAACTGATAACTGATATTACGTGCTGCATCACCATAATCATTAATCAAAACCCTTCCAGACCAATCTACTGCATTACTTTTATTTTCTATCACCGAGTCAAACGATACGAAATGTATGTCGTTGTTATCACCCGGAATCGCAAAAACTCCAAGCATATAAGCTATAGACTTAATAAAGTCTATCAATTTTATTGATGGCAAATTTGGTACGGTAAAATACTTGTTGTACTCTCCTATATCGGCCCCTACCTCAGATACTTTTGCTTCAAGAGTTATACTTCCAGAAACCAGATTAACGCTATCATCACCAGTTTTAGAAACTGTTGTACTTATGTAAATTGTCTTATTATACGGCTCCAACGACAAATCCTTCTTGAAATGACACTCATAATTATCATTCCCTCTATCAATAACTTCACACGCATTTACCTGGTCTATTATCTCTCCGGTGTCAGCATCTACTATATCCAAGTATCCTCCATTCTTGTATGCACCTCCAACATAAACTAATTTGCAATCTATCGAATAGTTCAGCTGCAAGTCGTTAAACTTTGGCTTAAAAGCTGATGTAAAAATACCATCCTTATAATATTCAATATAATAGGATTGTACAAGACCGTAAAACAACAATTGATAAAACCGAAAAGCTCCATCAGTTTTTTTCAGCCCATTCAAAGTCAATGTAACACGATTTGCATCCACATGCTTCTGTGCATCCTCTTTTTTCAGTAGTGGAATTTTCAGACTTTGAAGAATATCCTGCTTATCAGAGGGGAACAAGAATTTCACACCAAACTGACTCTGTATCCTATCCAAAAGCCATTTAGCGGATACAACCGGATGGTAAGACACATGTTTCTCTGTGCTTCTGAAGCCATAGTTCATAATAGGTGCATCTTCATCTGGAGATATATCATACCTCCAAAAAATATAATCATCTAACCCATAATCCAAATCATCTATGTTTCCTTCAAACTCAATAATTTTTGAAAAGCCATTAGCGTTTCCCCATGAAAGAGCAATCTCTATAGTGTCACTTACTGACATCAATACCACATTGGCTCCATCAACTATCTGCACACCGTCACGCAATAAAGTACCTACATGAGGAAGATATGGGAAGCTGCTCACCGCACTGGGTATATGAGCACATTCTATCAGCCGAAGATTATTTTTTGTCTTCGGCAGCTTAATCGTATAGCTGAAATTACTTACAATCTTGCTAATATCAGTCAGGATATTGCTACGGTATTCAAGAGAAACACCGGACTCCCCCATATCCACTTTCGTCCCGTCAATATATAATTCATCTCTCATAAGCTCTGCGAAATTGTTTCTGGAAATTCTATCTCAATCTCAAAATCCAGTAATGCCTGAGTGGTACCAGAAATACTTTTTGTAGATATATTCACCGGAACCCAGTTCCCATTCAGATACATATCAACCAAAGGAGACGAAAGAAGGGTAAGAAGCATATTGAATGTTCCCTGGTCCACAAGAGTGGCACATGCCTTTTTCGTCATTTGCATGGATTTGCCATTGTACCTGAAAACACCATAGAAACTATAATTTTCATCAGAAAAATCACAATACAATTTATCACCATTATCTACACCAGCGCCTGATTCTCCCTCCTGAAAAAGCCAGTACTGGTAGAACCCATGCCTGTCTATCCATCTGAGATATATCCCACATTCTGAATCATCCACCACAAGGCGGTTAATAATCACGCCATCACCTACTGGCCGGAACGTGCTGTCAAAAGTATAATCAAAAGTGCTCTCAGGAATCTCTTCATCCAGACGTATTACACCAAAATTCGTTGCACCTCCAAACAGAGAGGAAGGATTCAAATGCACAAGTCCGCTTCCTGTACTAAACGTCTGATATTTGTTTCTGTCATATCTTTTTCTCATCGTTGCACCGGAAGCTATATACATGGAAAGCGTGAACGGGAAGTTCTTAAACCATGTAACCGTGCGTGACTGATTAAATACTTCCCCTATATTCATAGCACCCCATATAACCTTAGTAGTAAAAGTAAATGAATCTGCCGAGGTCTGAATCTTTACAGTAATCTCTTTGGAAGGTAACAGTTCCATTCCACCAGCATTAAAAAACGCCTGTGAATACATTGAAATATCAAGTTCCACACTTCCTCCATACGGAGTTCTCTTATCGGTAAATGACATTGCACCATATGAAATTGTACATGTAACAGTGTTTCCCGTATTGACTTTAATCTTCATCGGGTTAAAGCAGAAAGAAACCTCATCAGGATACATGATGCTCTTATTCGTTTCAAATACTCCCGTTCTCATTGAAATTTAGATTTATATGTTCCACTTCACTCCCGAACAGAATACCGATACCCTGCGATACCCTTTCTACCGTATCCTTCACTTCAGGAGAATAAATATCATCCCTACCGCCATTCCGGAAGAGCTGTGTCCCTTCATTGGCTATCTTTCTCGCCACAAGGTAAGCAAAGGAATCAGGCTTCTGTGCCTGGATGCCCTTGTCATCCATCCATTGCCGGATTATCTTCCAGAATCCTGCCGGCACCTTACCCGGTTTTCGTCCGGTCTCCAGCGTCCCGAACGGGCTACGTCCCCACAGAACACCGCCATCCTCCGTAACCTCTACCTTCATGCTGGCTATCGTTCTGCCGGAAGCAACCTGACCGGAGTTCTTCTGGTTTTCGATTACCTTCTGTTTCAATGCTTCAAGTTCTGAAGACACAAGCTCCATCACCTTATCCCTCAGCAGAAGTTCCATACACTATCTCCTTCACTGTTTTTGTAGGGCATATCACGATTCCTCTTATTTCCTTCAACGGAATCTGGATGACAATCCCCGTCACATTCACGTCCAGCTTATCATAGAACACCGAATACTGAATGTCACCCTGTACAGGCTCAAACATTCCACTTCTGTTCACGTTCAGTATAAACTCCCTGGCCAAAGACTTGCATCGTTCTATCACCATGTCATTCTCTTCACCGGAGAAATCATGCTTCGTTTTGTCCATAAAGGCTATCATGCAGTTAGGAAAGTCTTTCATCTGCATAAGCCCCACATTCAGATTTCCGGAAGCCGGAAGCACATACATCACGGCAGGAAGCTGCATCTTGTCAAGCCTTACATTGGCAGCCTGCCAGTTCTCAAACAGATAGGTAACTCCCATCTGTTCGACTATTTTCCTAACCTTCTCTTCTACTGTCATTTCTTCTTTCCCTCCAAGATTTTACGTAACCTGCGTTCATACCTCATCTTCCTGGCATCCATATCCAGGCATTTATACACACGTACCCACGGAACATATTCTACCGCCTCATGGTCCGTTATTCCCATTCTCAGTGCATAATAGTCGAGCAGTCCGAACGGCCCGAAATTCAATGCTTCTGCCCCAGCCTGCTTCTCCTCCGGTGTAGGAGGAACGGACGTGGAAGCAAACAGCTTGTTTATCCGCTTCACCTCCCTGGCCACCCAGAAGCAAAAGCCGATAACCTCAGATGCATCAGCCCTCATCACCTCACGCTCCGACATTCCCAGAAGCACACGACAAGGAACCATTATCGTTTCCTTCTCCGTACTGATTGACTGCAACTGCATAAGCTCACCCATATTCATGTCATTCAAGGTATCAGGTGTCCTGAGCTTTCCCACTTTCCACGGTTTACTTAGCTTCTCAAGCTCTCCTTCAATACCGTGTGACAGATTACCAACTACCAACAACTCCTTTACCGTCATATATTCCCAAGTTTTGCTTTCGGCCGCCTTAACACTGGTTTTATCCTGAAAAACATCGCCATAATCAGCATGTCAAGATAGTCAGGAGAGCGGCCAAGTATCTCCTTCATCTTTTCCTTGCTGATAATTCCCTTCTTTCTCGTATCCGCGTCTATGTGGTCCTGCTTCAACACCCCAAGCTCTTCAATGATTCGTTCCTTCTGTGCTTCCGTACATACTATACGGAGAAGGCGGTTGTTTATCATATCCGCAAGTTTGAAGGCACATTCCGATTTCAGGTTGTCATACTCAGGATTGATGGGTCGTGTTCCTCCATGGAACTCCCTGATTCCGTTCAGATAGCTTTCAAGATAGCTGCCAAGCCCGTCAGAGTCCGCTATCATCCGGCTGCGTGGAATGGAACACTCTATCATCATACGCTTCAGGTCTGTCTCGATGGACTTCCCAGTACTGTATTCCTGATCCAGCTTGATATAGCAGACATTCCCTTTCCAGTGTCCGGCTATGAAACGGTCACGCCCCTTCATGGCAAGGTCAGCAGAACCCGAAGAATCCCCGGAAGGCTTGACAAACTCATTCGTGAACAGGTCACAGATAGCATCGTAATCACAAAGGGCTGTCGGGTCATTGTCATACTCCCAGTTCCCGAAATACAGACGTTCCTTCGTCACCCTATCCTTCGTATTACGAAGGCTCTCGATATAGTCCTCTGTAGCCCAAGGGTTATCCTGAACCAATGCCTGAATGAAAGCATACGGTTCTTCCAGCTTTCCTTCTCTCCACGGCTTATAGAAGTCACGGTACAGCCAGTTCTTCTTAGGGTTGCAGGTGATAAGTATCTTTCCAGGTACGCCATAGACATCGTTCATGTGTCGGCCGATACGGGTTTTCAGCACGTCAAAGGCAAGATAATGCACCTCACCAGCTTCCTCTATCCATCCTCCGGTATATTCCTTTGAACCCAGGCGTTCATACAACGGGTCTTTTACCGGATAATATGTCAGGTCGATATAAACTATTTCGCTACCGTTGTCAAACGCTATCCCTTCATTGTTTGTCTTGTATGCCGTAAATCCGTGTAACTTCGCTACCTTGTTGAATGTTACGGTCACGGACTCACGGCTGTCCTTCAGGTTATTTCTCCCTACAAACCAGCGAGTGCCGGGAAGATAGTAGGCACATTGCATCAGCCACTCACAGCCAAGCCATGATTTTCCACCACCTCCGGCACCGCCATACAGCAGAAACTTCGTCTTATCATCACGAAGGTAGTTGTATGCCAACCGTTGCTTTATGTTGACCTTGTTACTCATTCTTTAATCCATCAGCCTCCGGTGTGTAAGGTAGAAAATCGAATCCCTTGAATGGCTTTCCCTGCGTCGTATGGTCCACCTCCTGCTTGTCGGCCAGCCCCAAAGTACGGGCTATTATATTCGCATTGAACGCACCGACACACGCCCCTTCGAACTGCTGGGTCTTGATGATACTTTCTATACGCGTTATGACTTCCATAAATTCTTTTTCTTTCCTTTCCTTGATGTTATACCACGTCTGGAGTGAAATATCAAGATATAGAACAAATCCTGTAATCGAATACGGGCGTTGTGTGGGTGACTCTTCCTTTTCCTTGGTTTTCCCTTTTGTCCGGTTCTTCACGATCAGCCACGGATGTTCGTCACACCACTGGAAATATTCACATGCCGCCTCCCATAGAGCTTCGGGTTCGGCAAACAATCTGTTTCTTCCGGTTTTGGTTCTCATTTTCCAGAACTCGTTTCCTTTCGGTGCAGCCATAATCTAAATCTTTTATTTATTGATATATACAACAAAAATACCGGATAATCCTATTACGGACTATCCGGCACGTATGTAAACTACTGACAACCCTTGTCAGCAAAAAATACAAACTTATAAATCAGGAAATATACTGAAAGCTTCCCCCATCTTTCCGCCTACTACGGAAAGGAAACGTCGCAATTCCTCATGCTGTTTTTTCATGTTAAGATACTTTCCTGAAAGACAATATGCCTCTACGTATGCATTCGACAACTGTGAAAATATATTCCGGAGCTTTTCTTTCAAAGGCATTCCCTTATACGAATAAACTCCGGTCTGTATCTCTCCGTAAGGCCCGTAATCTGCACCGTTCCTCTGGCGTACCTGTAGTGCTGCTTCCTTGAGCCTTTTATTAAATTTCTGTATCTCGGCATCAATAAGTTTTTCTGCATACCTGGTGCATTCCTGCTTCTGGAGCATCTCTTCCATCTCATTAAAAGCATTGATATAGGCTTCTTTAAATTGAGCTGCTGTCTTTCCAGTAAATCCCATTGCTAAGAAAGTGAATCCATCACGAGTGATATAATACATGGGATAGGACTTTGTTACATTGCCATTTGTTCGCGTATATTCAGAGAGGGCAAAATTCACCGCTCTAAATAACTCACTGCATTCCAATGCTCTAATAGCTTTTAAAACTTCATTATGAGCTTTGCCAAAGTATTCAGCTATTCGCAAAGAAGTTGTAACTACTTTACTGTTCTCAATAATAACCAACTGCTCGTTTCTTTCCTGAGCCGGGAATAATTCTAATGTTTTCATCATCGTAGGTCTTTATGATGTTTAGGCAAAAGAAAAACGGCTTTGCCTTTCCCGTTGACCTACACCAATGAATGGCAGGGAGAGCATTAACTTCTCCACACGGGGGTACAAAGCCGCTATATTTTTATATACAGCAATCTTGTAAGCATAAAAAATGCTCACTAAAGAAGCGAGCGTCACTCGCCATTCATTATGTAGGTCATTGCAAATGTAGGAATAGTTTTTGAAAGGACAAATAAAAAAGGCGGAAAAGATTTTCATCCTTCCGCCCATTAATAAATTAAATCTTCCGTCAAGCCTTCTTATGAGCTTTCTTCCTATCCTGCAACCAAAAATAAACACCGCCAACGATAGCGATCGCAGAAACAAATCCAAATGTCATTAATGCATACATGATTAATCCCTTTCTTTTTTATCCCGGACAAGATACAAGCCAAAACCGAGGGTTAATAATATAGAGATAAAACCTCCTATATAAATAATCCATTCCTGCTCTACGGAGCCGAAAATGGAGGTTAATACTACTGCCGTGGTGATGTACTTGGCTATGTCCATCAGCCACTTTCCAAATTCTTTTCTCATACGGCAAATATAGTGAATTAATCGGACTACGCAGGCTTTCAAGACAAAAAATGCATTATTCTTCATCTTTTTACGCATTCCTGCACATAGACCGACGCTATCAGAAATCCCCACAATAACTTTGCATTGTCATGACAAAGCAAACACAATTATTCACCAACTTAAAAACTTACACATTATGGCAATCAACTATTGCGTTGTAGGGATGCAGAATCCTTTAGACCGCGAAAGCGGAGAAATCAAGTATTACCCGAAGGCTCAGGCCACCGGGTCGGTAGGCATCAACGAACTGGCAGAAGAAATCTCCTACGCCACCACACTGACCGACGGTGACGTGCTGAACGTAATCCGTGCCCTGGTGAAGCGCATCAACCTTCACATAGCTAACGGGCAAATCGTGAAACTGGAGAATCTGGGAAGCTTTCAGGCACAGCTGCAAAGTCACGGCTCCGCCACTGAAGACACCTACTCCCCATCGCTCATCCGGAAGGTCAGTCTTCAGTTCAGACCTGGAATCGGATTGAAAGGCCAACTTAACAAGTCAAATCTCACCTTCCACAAGGTACCGAGCCTGAAGAGCCTGAAAAAGCAAAAGGAAGACGAAGGAGGTCTTATGTAACTACTACGTAGTAAACTCATAATTACTACTTAGTAATTGATTAATTACCCCTTAGTAAACGCATTGTTACTACGGGGTAGTTTCTTTCATATAATTTTATTATCTTTACAAGAAAGCACAAAACACTACTATGCATACGATTTATCTTACAGATTTGGCATTACAATATTTTCCACGCTCAACTGCACGCAGTGCCGTTACCCAGCTCCGACGATGGATAGTACTAAACAAAGATTTACAGCACCGGCTTTCCGAGCTACATTTCCATAAAGGCCAACGTGCGCTCACTCCTTTACAGCACGAAGCATTCATACATTTCCTTGGTGATCCAAGAGAATAATTTACCCGATAACCGCCACAAAGCAGTTACCGGGTATTCACAAAGCACTGACAAGGGCTGTCAGTAAGTTATAAACTCCATATCATCCACCATTTTCGCTTCTTTGCGTATTCAAGTTCTCTCTTCAAATCCTTACAAAGGTCTATCTCTTTTCCCCATTGAGTGTGATAAAATGTCGCATCATCCTTAAGCTTGTTTACTTCTTTTTTAAGTTCCTCGTTCTCCTTTTCAAGCTCGCCTATAATATGGTTTTTCAGTTTCAAATCACCCAATAGTCTTTCTGCCCTTTCAAAGTTCCTTCGGCTGTCTTTTATCAGCATCTCCATGTAAGTATCACGGCTGAATAGCCTTCCCGTTTGATGTCTTTTGTGTTTCATACTCATAACTCATACTCCCAAAAACTAAGTTTCCCTTTCACATTCATAATCGGCTTATCAAACAGAACCGCATCTTTCAGCACCCAGTTCCAGCAACCTTTCTCAGCCCAAACGGACGGATGATTCAGTACGCAGTCGGCTATTACCACACTGCCGATGATAGCACCTTCTGGAAGTTCCTTTGATTCTAGTATAGAGCATATCTTTGAATTAATAAAAAGCCTTTTAGGTATGAAATAATCTTTTGTCCTAACCTTACTCGCATGTATCAGTATCTTCTGTCCGATGTACTTCTGAGGACACTTCCATGTCCGGTTCTCAATGTCTTTGATACCGTGAGCGATTAAACTCGCCCACGGCTGTTTGATGGATATTGCTTTCATAATCAATCCTCGTTTTCTTTCAATATCTTTAATGCAAGTTCAGGCCTCCATTTCTGAATGACCCCATTGCTGTCAATATCCATGATGATGTAATCCCCATATCCATTTTCCTTGGGGCACATGCAGCGTGGCACATAACCCTCATAAGAATAAATGACATTGTTCCCATCATCAATAAGGTCGCAACTGAACTCGTCGCACACCTTATAATGAATTGAAGCGGTAATGCCATCGGCCCAATTAATTATGCGTCCATTGTCTATGTCGATAATCGGCTTCCAATGCCAGTCGTATGCCCGAAAAGTTCTGTTTTGCTCTCCTATATACTCGGCACATGGCATTTGAGGCTCATTCGTTTCTTCCTCGCAATCACAATCTTCTGTACCGTTAATGTCACTATCTTGCCAATAACGAACGGTAGCATCTACCTTTAAAAATTTCACTTCTACTTCTACAGGTTTGTTAATTGTTGTTTTCATATTCATTCCTCCATATTAGGTTTTAAATCATCAACGTATGCCCATCTATGTATCTGTCTATCTTTTACTTCTTCTTTAAAAAAAGTATTATCCGGACCTAACACTGTAGGTATATCATGCTGCATTATAATTAAAATCATACGATTGTTTTCTGGCATTTCTTTAATATCATGCCAAGCAATATTTATTCGCCAGTCTGCACCTTCAATAAATCCCAATCTGTAAGAACCGCGAAAGCCTCTTAAATTTCCATTTTCTACATATTTTTCCGTGCTTCTTTCCGCTGCTTTTTCAATATCTTCTCTTTTCATAGTTTTTCCTTTCCACCTACCCCAGCAGCCACCACATGACTGCCAGGAACAGGTAATACAATTTCGTTTTCATTGATTATTTCTCCTTCTTTCAACTAATAATTCTAACCTCTTCTCACACTCAGCACATTCGAGTTTC